GCGGTGCGAGGTCGAGGAACTGCCGCCGCGTGCTGGTGCCGTCGTCATCGGCATCGATCTCGGCGGCTCGGCATCGATGACCGCATCGAGTTTCTATTGGCCTCAGACCGGCAGGCTCGAATGCTTGGGCTGGTTTCCGTCGCAGCCGTCTCTGCTCGATCGCGGGCAACGTGATGGCGTCGGCTCTCGCTATGTCGAGATGGCCGGTCGCGGTGAACTCTCGACGCTCGGTGCGATGACCGTTCCGGTGGCGCCGTGGCTCTCCGACGTGATGCGCTACGTCGAGGGCGAGACGGTTTCTGCCTTGGTGATGGATCGCTACAAGCAGGCAGAACTCGGACAGGCGATCGATGCCGCCGGCATTCGCGCTCCGCTGATCTGGCGCGGGTTCGGCTTCAAGGATGGCAACGCCGATTGCGATGGCTTCCGTCGCGCCTGCTTCGATGGCCTCGTGAAGTCGAAACAATCGCTCCTGCTGCGCTCGGCGTTTGCCGATGCAGTCTGTCTTCGCGATCCGGCGAACAATATCAAACTGGCGAAGGCCCGCAGTCTCGGCCGTATCGATGCGGCATCGGCCACGGTGCTCGCTGTCGCTCATGGTGCGCGCATCCTTGCGCAGCCCATCAAGAAGGCGAGGGCGGCGATATGGGCGTGATGCGCAGCGACTACCAGCGGCATTCTGCGAAGGTGGTGAGTTCGAAGCGCTGGCCCGCGTTGCGGCTGGCCGCGAAACGTCGTGACGGCTTCCGGTGCGTGTGTTGCCGCGCCGTCGGTGATCTTGAAGTCGATCACATCAAGCCAGTTCGTGACGCTCCGGAACTCGCGTTCGAGCTGTCGAACCTGCAGACCCTATGCGTCCGATGCCACTCCCGCAAAACCCGAATTGAGATCGGCATGGGTGACATCGATCCGAAGCGCCAGGCGTGGCGCGATTTAGTCCGCGCCACCCCACAACAGAAACAACAGGAGAAAGAACTATGCTTGAGTCTGTGAAGATTTCTCGGCGCCAGTCCGAGATCCGTGAATCGCTCGCCGGCCTTGTCGGCAAGCCGGAACTGACCGAAGACGAAACCCGTTCGATGACTTCGCTCGATACTGAGTATCGAACCAACGAGGCGAAATATCGTGCCGCACTGATCGTTGAGGATCAGGAACGTCGCGAAGCCAAGGACGATCTGGAAACCCGTAGCGATCGCGATTACGCCGCGCTCGTCTCGCAGTTCGAGCTGCGCCAGGTCGCGCTGTTTCTCGACGAAGGCCGGACGCTGAATGGCGCCACGGCGGAAGTCGTGCAGGAGCTTCGCAATCAGGGCGGCTATCGTGGCGTGCCCGTGCCCTACGAGGCATTGGAAATCCGCGCCGGCGAAACCGTCGCCAGCGGAACGCCATCACCGAAGACGACGGCTCCGATCATCGATCGCATTTTTGCCGCCAGTGTCGCTGGCAGAATGGGCGCTCAGTTCATCAATATCGCTCAGGGCACGAACGACTATCCGATCACCAATTCCTCGGTAACGGGTGGATGGGCTGCAACTGAGACGGGCGCTGTTGCTGGCCCGACGGCATACAGCACGGCGAACCGCAGCCTCGTTCCGAATAGCACGTTCGGCATCACGATGAAGGTGACGCGCAAGGCGCTGAAGCAATCGGGTGATGCGCTCGAGCAGGCAGTTCGTCGAGACATGAACGGCTGTCTTGCTGTTGGCATGGACAAGGCGGTGTTTCTCGGTGCCGGTAGCGGCGGCCAGCCTGCCGGCGTGCTCGTCGGTAGCTATGGCATCACGTCAACGGGTGTGAACGCTGTCGCATCCTGGCGTGCCTTCCGCGGTGCCGTGACCGACTTCATGGTGGCCAACGCAGCAACCGGACCTGGTTCGATCAATCTCCTGCTTCGTCCCGAACTGTACGACGGCATGGACGACACTCTGATCGAAGGCACCGCGGTTTCAGAATGGGATCGCCTCGTAAAGAACATCCCGTCTCCCGTGTTGTCGAGCAACGCACTCGAAGAGCCGGAAGGCTCGCCGTTTGCCAGCAAGGCATTGCTGACGACAACCGTGAATGGTGTGGCACCGATCTTCGTCGGCACGTGGGGTGCGGTCGATTTGATCCGCGATCCTTACAGCGACGCGGCATCGGGCGGCCTGCGGCTCACGGCGCTCGCGACGATGGACGTCACCGTCTCTCGAGCCGAACAGCTGCAGATCCTGACGGGCATCCAGTAATGATGCAATTCGGGCTCGGCATCGGCGATCTGGAAATCCGGCGGCGACGCGATGGCTCGCGTCGTCTGCGCGGCCGCTTTCCATACAAATCGCGCGCGGTTCTTTCTGACGGCGGTCGCAAAGGCGGCCGTCCGCAGAAGGAAGAATTTGCACCGCGCGCGTTCGCCTACCGTGTCGACGCTCCCGACAAAGAAATCCACTTGCTAGCCGGGCACGACTTCAACCGCGTGCTCGCTAGCAAGCTCAACGGCACGTTGACGCTGACGGATAGCGACGACGCCTTGACGTTCGAGGCGACGATCGTTCCCGAGATAGCTGCTACCTCATATGGTAGCGATGTGATCGCTCAGGTCGATAGCGGTCTAGCCTATGGCATCTCGCCGGGCTTTCGTCTGCCGCCACCGCGCGCCGTTGCGAAGCCGGAAACATTTACCGACGAGGGATACGATCCCGCGCGCGGAATGCACAATGCTTTGATCCGCACGATCAGTGCTGCGCTGCTCTACGAGCTGAGCGTGGTGACGCGGCCGGCGTATAAGGAATCGACCATCAGCGCGGATCCGCCGGACGATGGCAGCGATCTAACCGATGACGAAAAGATCAAGGCCGGGTGGACGTATGACGCCAACGGCAAATTGGTGCCGCCACCGAAAACCGATGCCGAGAAACTTGCCGCCGGCTGGACTTGGCAGAACGGCATTCTCGTTCCGCCGGCTCAACCGCAATCGACAATCCCCATCATCGGCGCGCCGGTTCCGCTGCGCCGTCCGGGGCAGATCGTTCGGGCTGCTGTCGTGCCCGCCCTGGCTCGCTGGAGGCTTTGATGACGACGACGATCAAAGTGATCGAAGATCAGCCCGAGTCCTATCCGACGTTATCGCCGCCGATCGAACTAAACGACGTCGCTTGGCAGCGGATCGAAGGCTACATCGCGCACCGTTTCTCTGAACGAGATGTCGCATGGATCGTCGAAGGCCCAGGCGAATGGGTGGCGCCGTTGACGCCGACGACGATCGCCACCGTTGAAATCTGGCGAGACGGCGCATGGGAAAATATCACGCCGGATGCGTCACCGCTCGGAGGCTACTGGCTGACCGGCCACGGTCCTTATCGTTTCACCGGCAGCGTCGGTGGTGGCGAGATTCCCGCGGGCGTTTGGGAAGCCGTGAAACGTCTCGCTGCATATCTCAACGCGGATCCCGGCGAGGCTGGCGCTCGATCGAATAGCATGACGCTCGGACCGCTCAGTGAGACGGTTATGCGCTCGTCGTCGTGGATGGCTCAGGCGATGCAGAATAGCGGCGCCGCCGATCTTCTCAGGAGATATCGCCGTGCTTAACAGGCTCAAACGAATCTTCGCGGCGGTGATGGAGAAGCGCTCCTCTGGTAGCGGTTTCACTGCAGAAATTATGGCGGCGCGCGAAAGCTACATCAGCGGCCGGCGCGGCATCGCGGAACTGACGGCGACGGCGCAGAGCTGTATCAGTCTTTGGGAAAACGGATTCTCGATTGCCGACGTCAGCGGAACCGATCTTCTCGACCGTCGCACGATGGGGCTGATCGCGCGATCAATAGCGTTGCGCGGCGAAGCGGTTTTTCTGATCGATGGCGACGAGCTCGTGCCGTGCAGCGATTGGGATCTCAGAACGCGCAACGGTCGACCGACTGCGTACAGGTTATCGATCAGCGAAGCCGGTGGCGGTCGAACGGTCACTGCGCTTGCCGCTGAAGTTTTGCATCTCAGGGTCGGTTGCGATCCGGCTACGCCTTGGCTCGGAACAGCGCCGCTGCGACGTGCATCATTGACGGCCAGTCTGTTGCACTCCCTCGAAAGCGCGTTGGCGGAAGTCTTCGAAAATGCACCGATAGGCACCCAAATTGTTCCTATGCCGGAGCAGCCGGAGGAAGATAACGTCGCGCTCGGACGTTCGTTCCGAGGCCAGCGTGGTCGTGTGTTGCTGCGGGAATCGGTGACCGTCAGCGCAGCGGGCGGTCCCGCTCCTGCAACGGATTGGCGGCCGTCAGATGTGACGCCGGATCTGTCGCGGAGCATGAGCGTCGAAAGCCTTGCTGCGGCGAGAGATGCGATCTCCGGTGCTTTCGGTGTGCTGCCCGCGTTGTTCGCGCCCGCTGCGATGGGACCTCTTGTGAGGGAAGCTCAGCGGCACCTAGCGCAATGGTATTTGCAGCCCACCGCAGAGCTACTCGCGGAGGAAGCGAGCCTGAAGCTCGGCGGCGACATCAAGATCGATATGCTGAGGCCAACGCAGGCGTTCGATGCCGGCGGCGCGTCGCGCGCCTTCATGGGACTGATCCAGGGTATGGCGGCGGCGAAAGAAGCTGGGTTCGACCCGAGCGTTGTGGCCGCTGCGTTCCAGCGTCTCGATTGGAAAGAATAAGGGCGGCTTCTCCCTGAGCGCTGTTCTCCTTTCGGGCGCTCTATGAAGCTGGACAAGACGGCGAGTGTCCGAAACCCCGTCAGGGTGCGGCGGACTTAAATGGGGTCCGCGCGG